GAAAGAGTTGAAGAATATGAAGTATAATATCGTAAATAACGACGGAAGCGAACATGCTGCCATTGAAATCGCAGAAGGAAAGTTTTCCGGGATTGCGGTTCAATATGGTGTCATCAAGGTTGAAGAATTGAACGAAAACCTTGTTTTAAATTTCAACTATGATATAGTGAAGGGCGAAGTATCCGATAGCGACAAGGATCAATTCAATCAAGTTGTCGGAGACATTCTAGTTAAGTTACTAGAAGAGCGTGATGGAACGATTGGTGACGAATTCGACGGAGAGGTAATCGAAGATGATGGAATCAGTTATATTGAAGAATCTGGCGACGAATGAAACTTACGCTCGTAAGGTTCATCCATTCCTCAAAGAAGAATACTTTTCAGGAAATGCCAATAAGAAGATCTTCGGTCTGATCTCTGACTTCATTACCAAGTACAATAGCCTCCCCACAAGGGAGGCTGTTGATATTAGCCTGTCCAAGCTTGATCTAGTTTCTGAAGATGAATACACAGAATGCTCCAAGTGCATCGAAAGCATCTTTACTGAAACAGATCTTACGGATATCAATTGGCTAGTCGAACAAACCGAAAACCATGTAAAGGATAAGGCAGTTTATAATGCTATCATGGATTCTATCCATATTCTCGACGGAAAGTCAAAGACTCATACAAAGAATGCAATTCCGACTATTCTTTCGAATGCTCTTTCTGTCTCTTTTGACAACCACATTGGTCACGACTATATTGACGATGCTGAACGCCGTTTTCAGTTTTATCATCAGGTAGAGAAGCGCATTCCATTCGATCTTGAATTCTTCAATGCCATCACTGGTGGTGGTGTTCCGGCCAAGACACTCAATATCGTCATGGCTGGTACTGGAGTAGGTAAGTCTCTATTCCTTTGCCACCATGCAGCGAACTGCCTTGTACAGAATCTGAATGTTCTTTACATCACCTGTGAGATGGCAGAAGAAAGAATTGCCGAGCGCATCGATGCCAATCTACTAGACATCACTTTGGATAGTCTCAAAGAACTTCCAAAGACAGTCTATGATAAGAAGATGGAAGCTCTCAAGAGCAAGATTCATGGCAAGTTGATTGTCAAAGAATACCCTACAGCAAGTGCATCAGTTGCAAACTTCAAGCACCTTCTGGATGAACTCAAGATCAAGAAGCGTTTTATTCCAGATGTCATCTTTGTTGATTATATCAATATCTGTGCTTCTGCCAGGATCAAGCAGAACGCTAATACCAATAGTTACTTCTACATCAAGTCTGTGGCCGAAGAACTGCGCGGTTTGGCCGTAGAGTACAATGTGCCGATCTTCTCTGCCACTCAGGTAAATCGTTCAGGATTTGCCAACAGCGATTTCGGTCTTGAAGATACCTCAGAGTCTTTTGGTCTTCCTGCCACAGCAGACTTCTTCTGTGCTTTGATCAGTACAGACGATCTTGAGAATCTTGGGCAAATTCTGGTAAAGCAGTTGAAGAACCGCTACAATAGTGCTACTGTGAACAAGAAGTTCGTGGTTGGTATTGATAGGTCCAAGATGAAGCTCTTTGATGTCAAGCGCGACGATCAAGACGGAATCTCCGATTCGAACCAGAACGATCCTCATGGATATGGTAATGGATATAGCCCTCGCCAGATTCCCAATCTGGTCAAGGTAAACGATTGGAAGATTGAATGAGCGCATACATCGATAAGACCTATATCAATATCGTTTCAAGCAATCTGGGAAAGTTCAAGTGGAAGAAGGACAATCTGGCAAACTGCCGTTGTCCTTTTTGTGGAGATTCTAAGAAGCGCAAGAATCTTGCCCGTGGGTATTTCTACCAGAAAGGCAATGACTTCTTTTACCGCTGCCATAACTGTGGTTATGGAACTAATCTTTATGTCTTCCTAGAAGCCATCAATCCAGATATCGCAAAAGAATATGCATTTAGGAGATTTGCAAATGGAGAAAACGGAAGATCAAACTATAAGAAGCCCAAGGCAGAGGAGCTATTCAAGCCCTCTAGGAAGATTACTACATTCGAAGTTCCGCCACATTGCGTCAATGTTTGTGACCTTGATGCTGAACATTCAGTCGTGCAATATCTGGGCAAGAGAAACATCCCTGATGAATCGCTCTGCTACTTTTATTACACCGAAGACTTTGGAAAGACCGCAAAGGAATTCAGCAGCGAATACTCGCTACCAGAAGAACCAAGACTCGTCATTCCCTTCTACGACGAAAACAAGGAACTCATCGGACTCCAAGGCCGTGCGCTTGAGAGAGATTCCAAGATCCGATATATTACTCTCAAGAAGGATTCTGTGGAGAAATTATGGTATGGATTATGGAGAGTAAATCCACAAGAAAGAATCTATATCACAGAAGGCCCAATCGACAGCATCTTCCTGCCTAATGCAGTTGCGATGGTTGGTGCAGCGGGAGATATGAAGCTTCCAGAGAAGATTGCAAACAGCGAGGTGGTTTATGTTTTCGATAATGAAAAGCGTAACAAGCAGATTTGCAGCTTCATGGAAACGGTTATGGAGAAGGGTCATAAGATTCTTATTTGGCCTGATGTTAAGGTCAAGGATATTAACGACTATGTTCTTGCGTTTGGTGATCCGATGGATATGATCAGCAAGAACACCTATTCAGGATTAGAAGCAAAGTTGAGGTATATGCAATGGAAAAAGTAAATGTTCTAGACAAGGGTTTTGTTCGTATGATTGAATGTATGGGAAGCGATCTGACGGTTGTTAATTCAGCCAGAGTTTCGTTTCACAAGGAAAGCGAATGGGAACACCCGGATAGCCATGTTCCTGCCAATATTCTTTCAGAAAAGGATAAGAAGCTAATTAAGTACCTTGCCCAGCATAAGCACTGGACTCCCTTTGCCCATCCCCAGATCATGCTTCACATCAAGGCCCCAATTTCGATTCGAACCCAGCTTTTTAAGCACAAGGTAGGGTTTGTTGAGAATGAAATTTCTCGTCGGTATGTAACCGAAGAACCCGAAATTTACATTCCAAAGTGGCGTTCTAAGCCCACAAATGGGGCAAAGCAGGGGTCAGAAGACTTCATTACCAGCGAAGACACTATAGCGGCTGCTGAAGCCATGTACTTTGGGGTGGCTAGCGATGCCCTAAAGACCTACAACTGGCTTCTGGAGGCTGGCGTAGCCCCGGAACAGGCCCGTTTCGCCCTACCCCAGGGTACATACACCGAATGGTACTGGACGGGTTCTCTGGCCGCTTATGCGCGCGTTTTTAAGCAACGAATCGACCCCCATGCACAATGGGAAGTCCGGGAATACGCTTCGGCTATTGGGCAGCTAATTCAGCCCTGTTTTCCTGTCTCTTGGCAGGAACTGACAAAGTAAACCTTGACTAAATACCCAACACGGCTAGAATGCCACAACTAAAAAAAGGAAATATGTTAATGCCACTACCAACCCCATACCAAAGTTTTATTCATTCCTCCCGCTACGCTCGTTGGATCGAAGACGAAAATCGCCGTGAATCGTGGGGAGAGACTGTAAAACGCTATTTTGATTTCTTTGAAGTTCACCTCAAGGAAGCCTGCAACTACAAGCTTTCAAAGGATCTTCGCAAGGAACTTGAAACAGCGGTATTGAATTTGGAAGTCATGCCATCCATGCGTTGCCTCATGACCGCAGGCGAGGCACTAGAACGCGACCATGTAGCAGGGTATAACTGCTCCTATGTTTCAACGAGCAAGGTTCGCTCGTTTGACGAGATTTTATACATCCTAATGTGCGGAACGGGTGTCGGTTTTTCGGTCGAAAGGGAATTCGTTGAAAAGCTTCCTACTATTGCTGAAGAATTTACAAATAGCGATACTATTATTGTGGTCGAAGATTCTAAGATCGGTTGGGCTAAAGCCTACCGAGAGCTATTCTCACTACTCATTGGTGGTCAGATTCCGCAATGGGACATTTCAAAAGTTCGTCCTGCTGGAGCAAGACTTAAAATCTTCGGTGGACGAGCATCGGGACCTGAACCTCTGGAAGACCTTTTCAGATTTACCATTGAAACCTTCCGCAAGGCGGCGGGTAGAAAGCTCACTACAGTCGAATGCCATGATATCGTATGCAAAATTGCTGAGATCGTAGTTGTCGGTGGCGTTCGTCGCTCTGCTCTTATCTCACTCTCGTCACTTGACGATGATCGTATGCGTATGGCAAAGAGTGGTGCATGGTGGGAAAACAATGCCCAACGCGCACTAGCAAACAACTCAGCCTGCTACAAGGAAAAGCCAGACATGGCTACCTTCATGGACGAATGGGTTTCACTTTACAAGAGCAAGAGTGGAGAGCGTGGTATCTTCAATCGTAAGGCTGCAAAGAACCAGATCAAGCGTCTTGGAGATCGTCGTGATCCAAACCACGATTTCGGAACCAATCCTTGCTCAGAGATTATTCTACGCGACCGCGAGTTCTGCAACCTATCTGAAGTCGTACTTCGTGCAGACGATACTCCAGATACACTTGCTCGTAAGGTTCGTCTTGCGACCATCCTGGGTACATTCCAGTCTACTCTTACCAACTTCCGTTATCTTTCAAGCGACTGGAAGAAGAACTGTGAAGAAGAGCGGCTGCTTGGTGTGTCCTTGACTGGTATCATGGATAATGAAATCACCAATGGTCGTGCTGGTGGTGTAGATCTTAAGGATATCCTTGATCATCTTCGTCATGTCGCAGTTGAAACGAACAAGGAATATGCACATAAGCTAAAGATCAATGAATCTGCTGCCATCACTTGCGTAAAGCCAAGCGGAACGGTCAGTCAGTTGGTTGATGCTGCTTCGGGTATTCATGCTCGTCATGCCAACTATTACATTCGTCGTGTTCGTGCAGACCGTAAGGACCCAATTTGTCAGTTCATGATCGACAAGGGATTCGTTGCCGAGCCATGCGTAATGAAGCCAAACCACACAATGGTTTTCTCATTCCCTATGAAGTCCCCAGATCATTGCGTAACACGCAACGATATGACCGCAATCGAACAACTGGAGCTTTGGTTGACCTACCAGCAGTACTGGTGCGAACATAAGCCAAGCATCACTGTAACTGTTCGTGATGAGGAATGGATGGAGGTAGGAGCATGGGTCTATGCTCACTTTGATGAGATCAGCGGTATTTCATTCCTTCCACACTCTGATCATACCTACCGTCAGGCTCCATACGAAGACTGCACCAAGGAGCAGTATGAGGCACTATTGGCTAAACTTCCTGCTGATGTTGATTGGTCAGAACTATCCAACTATGAAAAGGAAGATAACACTTCAGGAACCCAGACTTTTAGTTGCACCGCAGGAGCTTGCGAGATTGTGGATCTGACTAAATAATATGTGATATTAGCCGGAATTGATTACTCTTTAACTTCCCCGTGCATTTGCGTCTTCAATGGCCAATTGCACGGGGAGTTTTGTTATAAAAATTGCATGTTTTATTTTTTAACGGATACGAAGAAAAATGCCACAATGTTTAATAATAATATTCGTGGAGAATTGTTTCCTGACTATACGGCAGAATGCGGCAGATACGACAGCATTTCAGATTGGGCAGTTGAACTTTTGTTAGGTTGTAACATGGTAACATTGGAAGATTATGCCTATGGAGCGAAGGGAAGAGTCTTTCATATCGCAGAGAATACTGGTGTTCTTAAATATAAACTCTGGCAACAATCAATTCCCCTGGATGTAGTCCAGCCAACCAAAGTCAAGAAGTTTGCCACGGGAAAGGGTAATGCAGGAAAGCCAGAGATGTTTCAGGCATTTGTAGAAGAAACAGGAATTGATTTAAGAATTCATATGAATGATATAAGAAAAGAAATAGGCAACCCGATATCAGATATCGTGGATGCCTATTTCATTTGTAAATACAATTATTTAAATAATAAATCTGAATAATTTTTATTGATAGGCTTCATCTGCGTGTCTTAGTTGCCTATCGCCAAAATTACGTTTGAAATTTTCCATTTCTTCTTGATCTTCCGCTGTTGGTATTTCGTATTTATCAGGATTGTTTTCTATATCAATTATAGTGTTTA